CCCCCCCCTCTTTTAATTCGCTAGTCGAGTGACTGCCCCTCTTTTAATAAGTCCAGCTAACGCTGGCGTCTTTCTATAAATCCGGTATATTCGGTTGATCGACCCAACCAAACAAACAACCAACCCCCTTTTAAAATTGCTTTTCCTAGCAATCTATGCCCCCTTATGGTGGAATTGTCCACCAACCCCCCCCTAGACATGGTATAATGCCGTTGTTCCCTTGCTGTTCAACGTATCCCCGGTTCCTAATTGGAACCAATGCAAACAAACCATTCTGCTATAATTACACTTGTAGCATTATGAGAAATTGTGTATCTAATACCCAAAATCCTTTTGGATCCGACTCTCATGAGTCTGATTCTTCGGAATATTCATTCCGGAAAACCGCCTCCCGCGCTGCCCTTAAGCGCAGGGGACAAAAGTCCCAGACTCTTAAGAGTCGTCGCGAAGCTGATATTCAAATTCGCAAAACTAAGACACAAACCACTGTGTCAGACCTCAACCGCCTTCGTAAGAAGAAGAAGCTATCCACTGCTGAAACCCGTAAGTTGGAAAAGCTTGAAGCTATTGCTTCACGGTACAAGCCCATTGCTGGCCGCCGAGATACTAAACGTTCTCGACACCTTGAATCCAAGGACTTGATCCGCGACTCTGTTCGCGCCTCGAGTCTTTCTGGATACACTCTAGCAGGTCCAAAGTACCTCCACGTCATTAAGTTCCTTCTCGGCCTCTTCACATTAGTGAATACCGTTGAAGGTCTTGATGAGATGATTAAAGGCAATCCTGAGGCCTATCGGTTGATGTGGATTTGTTCATTTTCTGAACTCCACAGCTCTCAATTCGATATTGTTGCTCAACCCGGGATTCTTGTTCCCCTTATTGTTTTAGCAGCTGCCAATGCCCAGATTGGTTTGGCTGAGTTCCTTGGAACTTTTAGCCCTCCAAAACCCATTTTAGCTGCACTACGTTCTGGTGGCAACTCTATCGCTATTGCATATGCCGTTGGATATGCTGGATGTTCTGTTGATATAGACTCATATAATGAGGCTGCTTCTAAGCGAGTAGTCTCTGACCATAACTATCGTGTCATTCAGAACACCAATCACCGCCGACAACGTCACCATCCTGGAGATCATCGTTATGATGGTCTAATGCTGACCACAACGACACTCCAATCTGCCCGTCGCCGATTTACAACCGGTAACAATGCACATTTGCCTAACAACAAGGAGTACCGAAAAGCTCTTCAGGTCATGAATTTCCTCCTGCGTAAAGCGCATGAGGAGAAACAGCGTGATTTGCTTGACTCCATGGGTTTTACCCCTGATGATGTTATACCAACTGCTGGATCTGATGATTCTGGTGGGATTGAGTCTTTGACTTTCCTTTCTAGTATCCGTACAGGACCCTTGCGGGATCTTCTTGCCAAACTAACTGTTTGGGATGCTATGGATCTCTTGACTTACGTTCCCCTCGTAGTTACTGCAGCCCGATCTGGAGCTGTAGGCTTGACCAGTAGTCTCTTCAATATTGGCATTCGTACATGCAAGTTGTTGGGTATTCCCGAAACTGATCTAATAGCATTTGTCACCAAAAATGCTGCTGCCCTGAAACGTGTCATTCTGAAAGTCGTTGATAATGCATCTCTTCCTGAAGATGATGATGGGATCCGCGTATACCCTACGGCCTTCGATGATGATTTGGCAACCATTTTGTCCTATGGTGGTAAACTTTCCAATTCTTCCCGGAAGGATATCACTGATGCTGGACGAGACTTTTTCTATATTTCTCGGTCCACGAAAGAAGCTGCTGGCTTCGTCTCAACGTTATATGGAATTCTTCAACGGAATTTCTTCCCTAGCGGTGAGGATAAGCTGATCATGCAGTTATGCGATGATCTTATCGCGATTCAATCAAAAGTTGCTGATACCTCCTTCAAGGATTCGATAGAAGCGGCTGAATATAAACGAAAGGCTGTGGATCTCCAAGCTAGTGTCACACGTCTTCTTCAAGCACGTGTTGAGCTACCGCTACCTCTTCGGTCAGCAGCTGGCATATGTGCCAATATCGTTAACCGTGCTAATATAGTCCTTGGTTCATCCCAATCACGTAATGCACCGATAACAATCATTTTGGCTGGTCCTGCTGCGGTCTACAAGTCTACAGTTGCTCTAGTCCTTCGTGAGGCTGTTATAACCTCCATCAAGGGCCATGCTGATCCCTACTATGATTATCCTGTCACAGAATCTGATGATATCCGAATGGATGGAATCAATAATGAGACAATTGCCATTAGCTTTGATGATCTTTGGAAGTCGTCAGACCATGATGTTCGATCAAAACAATCTCGGTTGCTATTCGAGCTTTCAGGTTTTGATGATTTCGTTCCCAATATGGCTGAGTTGTCCAATAAAGGCACTATTCACCCAAAACCCGCGATCATTACTGCTACTACAAATGAGATGAAGGTCGTTGACCCCCCCGCCGATTTCTCTACGGCGGTGTTGGGTCTCACGTCTTCTGAAGCATTCTTCCGTCGAATTGACTATATTGCTGTTCCCAAGAACTGGCCTGCCTATATGTGTAAGGCTGGTGCAATTATGACAATTGATGCAATGCAGTCTGCGACTGTGACGGTTCGTACTTATGATATTTCCCGACCTGTGGAGGATCGCTTCCATGAGCAGGAGATGAATTTGTATGAGTTCTCGCGTCGTATAGTGCAGGAGTCCATCAAGCGTCGTTCGATGGTTCGAGCCGATAAGATTGATCCTCGCGTTGTCGAGTCACTTGTGATTCCGACAATGTTTGCTGAGCCTCTCACCGACACGGATTTGCCCTTGGTTGAGTTCACACCTGAGGTTACTACCTCTGATTCGGCTGAAGTCGAGCCTGAAGTTGTTACTTCTGACTCGTTTGAATATCCGCCCCCTACGTTCAACTCTACTAACATCGCGTCCCCTAGCCTTAGACGCCGAGCGAGCTCATTTACTGCCAATGATTCTGATTCATCGAGTGAGCAGGACCCTCCTGTTGTGCTTGCTGAGTCTTTTTCTGATGATGAGCCGATGTACACCCCCTCGCAGTTGGTAAATTTTGCCACCGATATTGACGATTGGGCTGTAGAAGCCAAAGCGTCATTTGATGTCATTGATCGTCGTATGGTAGCAGAAAATGCTGTTGGCGGCCTTCTTGAGAATTACGTCCATGTTTGTCTCGAATGTGTGGCGTCCCTAAAGGGCTACTCTAAGCGTGCTGGTACGCACCCCGAGGAGATCCCCACGCTCCATTCGGCTTCTAAGAAAAGGTTCCTTGAATTTAAGGAAAGTCTGAAGATGCTTCAGACGACTCTTCATCACTCTGATAGATGGTGGAATCCTTTGATCCGGAACCTTGCTCAGTCCAAGATTGTGCGCTACACTGCTATAGCGTATGCAACAGTCTTTTCTGGTGACTGGGAAGGTGGATATATTGTGATTTCCCTGATTCTTTCTATCCTGTCGATTCCCCTAACTCTTGTAGGAGCCTACACATTCTGGACCCAAATTATTTGGATCTTTGGTATGGGTGGCTCCGTTTCCTGGGGTCTTCTTGCTGCAAGTTGTTCTCCTGCTGTTTATTCGGTGTACTCGTACATTCTAACAACTTGGCGTTCCCGATCAAGGTTTGTTAATGCAATGAAGATATTCACTCTTTTGTCGCTGTTCCTTTTGTGTATCCTGTTCATCTATTACTACTATAGGAAAGATGAGACCACAAAGACTTCCGTTAATATTTCGGGAGGTGATAAGACAACTTTTGGAGGTAATCTCCCAGATATTGTCCTTACAGCTGACAATAATTCTTCTGAGCAGCAGAACCGTGCCCGTAAATATACATATGTTGCCCGCCGGTGTGATCCTGACAATACAGTTACTCGAGCCATGATTATCAGTCTTGGTGACTGTCTGTATGCAGGGAATACTCACTTCCTTCATGAGATGTCGTCTTCAACTGTGTTGAAGATGGAGAATCTGGAAAACCTACAAGGTGTAGAAGTAGAGTGGAGTTCCTGTAAAGTAGTGACGCATGTTGTGGATGGTGATATCACCTTCTTTGAGACTGATGCCCTTCCCCGTGCTAAGCCTCTCGACAACTTGTTCTTCCGACAAGATCAATTCCGTCAACTTCATGCTGACTCGATGAATTCAGTGAACAACCCAGTGTCAATCATGGCATCTAGTACCTACACAGGCCTTGATTTGCAGGTCGGTAGCAACAGTTTGTCCAAGCCCGGTTTCAACCGTGGTCCTGGATACTGGTGCTGTCGTGCTGCAGTTAGACAGGGCGATAGTGGAGCCTTGTGGTTTGTCCATAATACCAAAATGGACCGCAAGATCATCGGCTTCCAGGTAGCTATGGGAGGAAATTCCACCCAAGCTGCGATGCTCGCCTTTGCTAGTCCTGTGACTTCTGAAGTTTTAGTAGCTGTTCGTGCCAAGATGACTATTCTCCCTCTTGAGAACCCCTCCGTAGTGACGGGAAATCTTGAGTCTCCTATACAGGTCCCACTCTTTGAGGACGTGGTCCCTACAGGTTTGCAGGAGAAGGTTATAGATCTTCTACCGGCCGCGTACTATGGTATAATAACCAAGTGTTTGCAGCCGGGTTCTCCACAACGGAGTCGCATTTGTCGTACTACATTAGCGGCCTATGCAGAGGAGTATGGATGGGACGATTGTACTGATCGACCCGCCAGGCTTACTCCTGGAAATCAATTTGTCCCCTTTGCGTACCGCTTTAAGAAGATGAAGACCCAGTCCCTCCGTTACACTCCCCGTTTACACTCTGCTTTGTCTATGCAGTTTGCTAGATGGATGATTACTAAGTGCTTCAGACCATTGAAAGCACGGAGTAAGATTCCTATGTCCGAGGCCATTGAATCCGGCAGAATGCGTGAGCTCAATGCTGTAAATTTAGCCACTAGTCCAGGCTTTCCTCTCTCATCTCTTCGTGGACGAGTTGGAGGTAAACGTCCCTTCATCGATCGTGATGAGGATGACAAACTTGTAATCCATCCGGTCACTAAAGCTCTTGTGGTGCAAGATCTTTGCACTCTTCGAGCAGGAAGAGTTCCTTTGTGGATCCTTTCTGACACTCCCAAGGATGAGGTTCGTCCTATTGAGGCGTATGAAGCCGGTAAGACTCGGTATGTCTACCCAGTTCCCTTGCCTGCATGGATCATTGGACGGATGTATTTTGCTGACTTCATCTCATGGCTCCAATGTATGGTTCCCTATGGACCTAATATGGTGACCCTTGATATTAATTCTGACTGGCCTAAGGTTTGGATGACCCTCCGGTCCGGTGACAGAAATCTCATTGCTGGTGATATTTCCGGACATGACTTTTTTGTATCGTCCGGTACCCAAAGTATTCTCCAGACATTGTCAGATGAGTTCTATCGTACATACAGTCCTGATTATGGCACCGAGAGTTACGAGGAGGATAACAAGATTCGGCATCTTTTGTTCGAGTTCTTGCGAAATCCTTTTCATTCGCTCTTTGGTGTCGTGTTCCAGACAAATTGTGGAGTTAGTAGTGGTCATTGGGCTACTGCTGAGTTCAATGGGTGTACTACAGCGTACATGATGTTTTTCATATTCATCTATTTGGCTCTACGTAATGGCTTGACGATGCCTCATGCTCTTTGCGCGTGGACTGATGAAGTTGGAATTGTCGTTTATGGAGATGACCATGTGATCTCTGTTGACAAGCGTCACACTTGGTTCAACCAAAATACCATTCGTATTCATTTGAAAGCGATATTTGGTATGGACTATACTGACCCCAACAAGAATGTGGTTTTTCCCGACTACTGTGCGTTGGAAGATCTCTCTTTCCTTAAGAGATATTTCAGATATGAGGATGGTCAATGCATTGCTTATATGCCACTTCCTGATATCCGTCGAAGAATGTTCCATTGGAATCCCGAATCTGATGTTGATGAGTATTCCCATATTTGTCAAGTCCTTGATTCCTTCCTCCGAGATGTTGTAATGCTCGGAAAGGAAGTATATGAAGAAGAAGCTGAGAAGATTCAAAGTATCATGTTCCGGTCATATAAACGCCGGCCTATGATGCTCTCATATCTTGAGGCTCACCCCCACACATAAAGTGTCC